CCGAGGAATACCGTATCGCACAAGGAAAGCTCAATACGGCGTTTCAAGCGGCGGGATACTCTACAGAGACGGCGAGCGCGGCGTATAAGTCTCTCTATTCTGTTTTAGGGGATACAGATACCGCCACAGAGTCCGCGCAGTTACTCGCACAGCTCGCAACCTCCGAAAAGGACGTTGCGACATGGGCGGATATTGCGGCGGGCGTGACCGGCACTTTCGGCGACGCTCTCCCGATAAACTCGCTCATTGAAGCGTCGAACGAAACGGCAAAGGTCGGACAGGTGACGGGCGCTCTCGCGGATGCTCTAAATTGGGTAGGTATCTCCGAGGACGAGTTTAACGAGAAGCTCGCCGCTTGCTCGGACGAGACGGAGCGGACGGCACTCATTACCGAAACGCTCTCGGCGCAGTATCAGAACGCGACCGACATTTTCAAGCAGAATAACGAAACCGTCATGCAAGCGCGGGAGGCTCAAGCGGAGCTCGACGACGCTCTCGCCCGCCTCGGCGGGACGGTATCCGACGTTAAAACGGAATTGACGGCGGAGTTTATGCCCGCGATTGCCGACGTTGTGGACGCTTTCGCGGATTTTCTCGAGGGTACGGAGGGCGCGGACGATGCACTCGCCGACGCTATCGACGAGCTTATCGGGAAAGCGGCGGACAAGCTCCCGGAGTTCCTCGATTTCGGCGCAAAAATCGTTATCAACCTCGTATCCGGCATAGCGAAAGCGGCTCCGTCGCTCGTAGAGGGCGCGGTATCCGTGATTACGACGCTCGCCGAGGCGCTCCTCGAGGCCGTGCCGCAACTTCTCACAGCGGCGGCGCAGATGGTCGCCGCGCTCGTACAGGGCATCGGAGAGGCGCTCCCGACGCTTATCCCGGCGGCGGTGGAGGCCGTCACGCAGTTAGTACAAGCACTCGTCGAGAATATCCCCTTGCTTATCGACGCGGCGCTCCAACTCGTACAGGGGCTCGCGGAGGGCGTTCTCGAGGCTATTCCCGTGCTCCTCGAGGCTTTGCCGGAGCTTATCGAAAGCCTCGTGACGACGCTCCTCGACGCTATCCCTCAAATCATCGAGACGGGAGTCGAGCTTTTGACCGCCCTTGTGGAAAACCTCCCGGAAATCATTACGACGATATGCGAGGTTTTGCCGCAAATCATCGAGAGCACGATTACGACGCTCCTCGACCATTTGCCGGAAATCGTAGAGGCGGGCGTGCAACTCTTGACGGCGCTTATTACCAACCTCCCGCAAATCATTTTGACGATAGTACAGGCGCTCCCGCAAATCATCACGGCGGTAATTAACGCCCTCGTGAACAATATCCCGAAAATCATCGAGACGGGCGTAAAGCTCTTGACCGCCCTCATTACCAACCTCCCGCAGATTATCGCCGAAATCGTCCGCGCTATGCCGCAGATTATTACCGGCATCGTGAACGCGCTCGGCGAGGGCGTGTCACAGGTCGCGGAAGTCGGCGCAAACCTCGTCCGGGGCTTGTGGGAGGGCATCCAGTCGCTCGCCGGGTGGCTTTGGGATAAGGTGTCCGGGTGGATTTCCTCCATTTGGGACGGCATTACGGACTTTTTCGGCATCCACTCCCCGAGTACACAAATGGCGTGGGTGGGCGAAATGCTCGTCGAGGGACTCGCCGGAGCCGTGGACAAGGACGGCAAAAAGGCGGTAAACGCTATCGGCGGCATGAGCGAGCAGATGCTCGACGAGGTAGACTCCGGGCTCGCGGCAGTAAACGCCCGGCTCGCAAGCCAAATCGGAGAAATTGAGACGGGCTTTTCTGCAAAAGCGACCGTCGAGGCCGTCTCCGCATCCGTCCCGGCGGACTTGACCGGGCGCGGCGGTGGTGCGGCGGCATCCGGCGGCGGAGATACAAACGTCGTAAATCACTTTCATATCGCGGAGCTCGTCGTCCGTGAGGAGGCGGACGTTAAGAAAATCTCCCGCGAGCTCTACAATATGCAGAAATCGAAAACGCGGAGCAAGGGGGTATCTATGGCGTGAGCATGGGTTTTATTTTCAACAACAAGCATAGCGGGGATATGGGAGTCGTATTCAAGTCCACCGACCGAACGCTCCTCCCCGCGAAACGGGTAACGCAATACACGATACCCGGCAAGAGCGGCACATACGACATTGAGGACGGTTACGAAAACCGCGAAATCGTATGTACCGTCGCTTTCGTCGGCGAGGGCTACCACTACGCGGGCGTGAGGACACGAGCGCGCGCCGTGGCGGAATGGCTCTCCGGCGAGGGCTTGCTCGTCTTTGACGACGAGCCGGAAAAGGCGTACTCCGCAAAGGTCGTCGGCGGTATCTCTATCGAGCAAATCGCCGTTACGGGAACGTGCGAGGTACGCTTTCTATGTAAACCGTTCGCGGAGTCCTTGCTCTACAACCAGCAGGACGTGAAATCCGTCTCTCTGCCTCATACGGAGGCCGTCAACGTCCACGGGACGCAGGAAACGGACGGGCTAATCTACATCACGGCGCGCGGCAATATCCAAACGCTGACGATTACACGGCTCAAGGTCAATTAAAAATTAGGAGGTTTTTACTATGAGCGCATTATCCAACGTACACGCATCCACCCTCTTGAACGCATCCTTGCGGAGCGGGACGTACTACCTCGCCCTTTTCCTCACCGACCCGACGGCGAGCGGCACGGGTACGGAGGTATCCGGCGGCGGCTACGCCCGAAAGATTATCAATTTCGGCGCGCCGTCCCTCGTCTCCGGCAAAGAACAGGTATCCAACTCCGCCGCCGTCGATTTCGGCACTCTGACGGCAGACCTCGGCACGGTGGCCTATTGGGGCATCTATGACGCGCTGACGGCGGGTAATTTGCTTTGGTACGGCTCCTTTACCCGGAGCAAGAACGTACTCAACGGCGACGCTATCACGGTATCGGCGGGAGCTATCGTTTGCACTTTGGCATAACGAGGAGGCGAGCAAATGTATAACCGCACTCCGTACAATAAGACGGCGTACAACCGAACAACGTCTATTGTGTTCGAGTGGCTCGCCACGGCGAACGCGGAGACGGATACCTCGGCGACGCTGAAAATCATCCGATACCTCGACGGCTCGGCGGAGGCGGTCGCTACCGCGTCCGGCGTGTTCGTCCGCGTCCTCCTCCCCTCCGCGCTTGCGGAGGCGGAGGCCGGGAGCGTCGGCGACTATATCCGAGTGCTCTTTTTCTCCGCGCTTGCGGAGGCCGTAGCGACGGCGAGCGGTACGGGCGTTTCGACCTACGGCTCCGTCACTATGGTAATTGAGGGCGTGAATATGGTCGCCGGGGACGAGCTCGTTATCGACACGGAGCACATGACCGTAACGCTCAACGGCGCGAACATCATCGACCGCGTGAGCGACGATAGCGCATTTTTCAAGCTCCAACCGGGCGAGAACGATATTATCGTCGAGGGCGGCACGACCGCCGACGTTAAAATCTTGTGGAAAGATAGGTGGTTATAATGGCAAAGCCGCAGATTTTCAACCGCGATATGAAGCGGCTCGCCTATCTCGACAACGCCCTCGCCGTCGGTTACGGCCTCGAGACAAACTCTCTATGGACGGCGACGTTTACACTCCCGGCGGACGACCCGAAAAATGCGTATTGCTCGCCGCTGAACTATGTCGAGATTTTCGACGGCGACGAGCGTATCGACCTTTTCCGCATCATCGGAGAGGATTTGGAGCGGAGCAACGGCGCGACCCGCTATTACAACTGCGAGCACGTCCTCGCTACGCTCCTCTCCGACGTTCTCTTTCAGTATCATCAATGCGGCGGCTCCGGCGTAAAGACCGCCGACGTTCTCAATTACATTCTCGCCCGGCAGACCCGGCAAAACTGGAAGCTCGGCGCTTGCGATTTCAAACGCTATTTTGAATATAATTGGGAAAACTCGACGCTCCTCGCGGCGCTTTTCGCCGTGCCGGAGTGCTTCGACGGTGAATACCTTTGGTCGTGGGATACGACCGTCTACCCGTGGACGCTCTCCCTCACAGCGCCGACCGACGAGCTCAAGAGCGAAATTCGGTACGCTAAGAATATGACGAACATCAAAAAGACGACGGACGCGACGAGTATCGCAAACCGCGTCTATGCGCTGGGCTATGGCGAGGGCGTAAACCAACTCACGATAGCGCCGGTAAACGGCGGCGTTCCCTACGTCGAGGACACTTTGAGCATTGAGCGATACGGCCTATGCTCGACTATCCTCGTAGACTCCCGGTACGAAATCGCGGAAAATCTCAAGGCATACGCCGAGCAGATACTCGCCGGGCTCAAGGAGCCGTATGTGAGCTACGAAATCGGGGCTATCGACCTCCACCGTCTGACCGGCGATAGCTTTTCCAAGTTCCGCCCGGGCGAAATCGTCCGCGTCGTGGACGAGGCCGACGGGATTAACCTCCGTACCCGTATCGTCCGCGTGGAGAAATCGGATGCAGAGGGCGACCCGGGAAATGTCACGGTGACGATTGCCAACAAGACGCAGGATATAGCCGGGAGCATTTCCGACTTGCAGAGCCGCGCCCTTATCGGCGAGACATACGCGCAGGGCGCGACCAACCAGCAAATCTATAATTTCTCCGATAATGCCGACGCGACGCATCCGGCGAAACTGCAACTCTATATCTCCGACTCGGTGGTACGCATTAACAAAATGCTCCTCAATATCGAGTTTGAGGCGTTCCGGGCGTATGAGAAAGCTATCGGCGGCGGAGGCGGACAAACGACCTCCGGCGGCGGTGGACAGACGACGAGCTCCGGCGGCGGCTCTACGACCTCGGCGGGCGGCGGGCAGACCACGAGCGCGGGCGGCGGGCAAACGTCCAGCGCGACGGCACTCGAGTCCTCGAACGTGCTCCCGAGCCAAACGAGCGGACAGGCCGTGCATAATCACGGCATTTCGCGCGGCGCACGGCTCGCTACGACCAGCGACGGAAAAACCGTTGACGGTTACGAGACGTTCGTTTGGTCGGGGGCTCATGTTCACCCGGCGCACACGCACAGGATTTCGGCGCATACCCACGAAATCGACGACCACACGCACCGGGTAAGCGCACATACGCATACGGTGAAAGACCATACCCACACCGTCAAAGACCACACCCACGCTATCGAGTTCGGCATATACGAGGGGCAACGCGCCTCGAAAGCGACTATCAAGGTAGACGGCAAAGAGATACCCGCGCCGTCCTCGTATAGCAATATCGACATTGTGGAATATCTCGCTACGGACGATAACGGCAAGATACGCCGTAATGCGTGGCACTCGATAGAGATACTCCCCGACAACATGAGCCGTATCGTGGGCGCGGTATTCGCTCAAACATTCTGTAATTCTCGCGGCGGCGGGGACTACTAAAAGGAGGAAAGAAAATGTCCGAATTAGTGAAAATGTACCCGGCGCAAGCCAACTCCCCGGAGACTTCGCTCTCCGGCGCGCTGACGGCGGCGGGTACGACCGTAAACGTCGTTGACGGCTCCGTATTGCCGGATGCTCCGAACTTGCTCACGATTGGAGCGGACGGCTCCACGGCGGAAACGGTGCTTATGACCGCCAAGAGCGGGAACGTGCTCACCGTCACGCGAGCGCAGAACGGCACGACCGCCCGCGCGTGGTCGGCGGGCGACGTTATCGCTCGATATTTCACGGCGGCAGACCAAACCGCTATGCAGGAAAATATTAAAAAGCTCAACGAGGACAAGGCGGAGAAAGTATCTTCTCCCACGGCGGGCAACCTTGCCGGGCTCGATGCAAACGGCAATCCGACCGACAGCGGCAAGAAAGCGAGCGACTTCGCCGCCGCAAATCATACCCACACGGGCAAGGCCGACAAGGTATCCTCCCCGACGGCGGGCAACTTCGCCGGGCTGGACTCCTCCGGCAATATCACGGACTCCGGCAAAAAGCCGGGCGACTTCGCCAACGCGAGCCACACCCACGAGGGCAAGGCCGACAAGGTGAGTTCCGCCACGGCGGGACACTTTGCCGGGCTCGATGCAAACGGCAACCTCACAGACAGCGGGAAGAAAGCGAGCGACTTCGCCAACGCCTCCCACGCTCACGCGGGATACGCCGAGGTAAAGATTTTCTCCGGCGTTTCCGTCGCCGCCTCCGCATGGGCGAGCGACAGCACATACGCGGCGTATCCATACGCCGCCTCTATCGCTTGCTCCGGCGTAACGGCGAGCCACGTCCCCGAGGTCGTGTTCGGCGCGACGGAGGCCGCGAGCGGGAACTTTGCGCCGGTTGCTCTCTCCGGGAGCGGGACGGTCAAAATCTACGCCGCGACAAAGCCGACGGCGGCTATCACGGTGCAGAGCATTACTTGTATTAAGGCGGTGAGCTAAAAATGATTGGTAGAACAAACGCAGTCAACAAGCCCGGAGTAGAGCTCTCCCTCGTGGTATCCGTTACCAGCGGCGCGGCGGTCACGGCGACCAAGGGCTCGAAAGTGGTAAACGGCACGGCGGCGAGCGGCTCTTGTACGCTGGCCTTGCCGGAGGCCGGTACATGGAGCGTCAAGGCTACGCTCAACGGGCAAACGTCCGACACGAAAAGCGTCTCCGTCGTGGATAGCTACGCGGTGGCGCTGACGTTCTTTTCCGCGACGATTACCGTCAACGTGGACTCCGGCGCGTCCGTTGTGCTGAAAAAGGGCGGGACGACTATCGCCACAAAGACGAGCACCGGCTCGGCGGTTTTCACCGTCACGGAGACGGGTACATACACCGTCGAGGCCACAAAGAGCGGGCAGACCGTGAGCGGCTCCGTCAATGTCGTGTCCTCCACGACCTCCTACGCGCTGACGCTCTCTTTCGTGAGTACCACGCTCAACAATAACGAGTGGAGCGTTATCAAGTCCGTTTCCGACGCGGGACAGGGCGCGAACTATTGGAGCATCGGCGACCGCAAGGCCGTAACGCTTAACGGCACAATGAGCAAGCTCTCGCTCTCTAATTTCACGACCTACGCTTTCATTATCGGGTTTAACCATAACGCGAGCGTCGAGGGCGCAAACCGTATTCATTTCCAAATCGGAAAGACGGCTCTCACCGGCGGGACGGATGTTTGTCTCGTGAGCGGGTATAGCGACGACTCCGATTTCTACATGAATACCTCGAACACAAACTCCGGCGGCTGGAACTCCTCTTATATGCGTACAAAGATTTTGGGGACGAGCCTCTCGAGCTATTCCGGGACGTTTATCGGCGTTCTACCGGCGGCGCTCCGTGCCGTCCTCAAGTCCGTTACAAAGTACACCAACAACACCGGCAACAGCACGGCGGCGAGCGCAGTCACGGCAACAACGGATTACGTTTTCCTCCTCTCGGAGTACGAGGTTTTCGGCAGCACTACCTACGCAAACAGCAACGAGGCGAGCAAACAAGCGCAGTACGCCTATTATTCCGCCGGAAATAGCAAAATTAAGTACAACCACAGCGCGACGAGTACCGCCGTCACTTGGTGGCTCCGTTCCCCGAATGCGAGCGACTCCTCGTACTTCGTGATTGTGAACGGCGGCGGCACGGTCAGCTACTACGGCGCGAGCAATTCGAATGGGGTCGCGCCCGGCTTTTGCGTATAATTCGGAAATCGAGACTTGCGCCCTCAATGGGCGCATAGTCGGCGAGGAGGAAAGAAAATGTCCGTACCAAAATCGAGACGCGGCGAAAGCCCGGCGGAGTATATCAACCTCGCCCGCGAGATTTATGTATTCACATATAACCGCGTCCGCATCTTGCCGAAAAGCTACACCTTTTATTTTTCCTTGCCGCTCTACAACGCGGCGCGAGAGGCTTATCGCATGATAAAGACGGCAAACCTCATTTACGTTGACGAGAAATCTCCCGAGGAGATACGCCGCCGGAACATCCAGCGGCGGAAAGAGTATTACGAGACGGCGCAGGGCTATTATAACTCGATGCTCGACGTGCTCGACCTCGCGTATATGACCGTCAACCATGAGAAGATACCGCCGAACGTCCTCAAAGAGTGGGTAGAGCTCATTACGGACGAGCTCTCGCAAATCTCTAAAATCAAGCGGAGCGATAAGGCGCGAGCTTAATCCTCCGAGCGATTAGGTTATATTCCGCTTCGCCGTCAATTGGTGGCTCCGTTCCCCGAATGCGAGCAACTCCTCGAACTTCGTGAATGTGAACAACGACGGCACGGTCAACAACAACAACGCGAGCAATTCGAATGGTGTCGCGCCCGGATTTTATATCAGCATGGGGCAGACCGAATAACTCCTCACGGAGCGAAAGCAGTCCCTATATAAAAGGGGAATATAACCTCTCTGACGGCCTCGCGCCGCCGGACAAACATATACCGCGATACGGTTAGCCGGACGCTCCTTGCATGGGCGCGGAGTGCGTGTTTTCCGCGCTTTCATGGCTCGCCGTTACGCATTTTAGACAACACGCCGAGAAAGAAATGTACGAGGTATTTTTATCTTATGAACAGCGCAGAACGACGCGAGGCACGGTATCAGCGTCGCAAGGCCGCGAGAATGAAAAAGAAAGCCGTCGCGCTCCGGGAGTACGGAGATTTCGAGACGGTTTTCTCGTTCGAGCGGCTCTATGAGAGCTACCGCGCCTCCGTCCGTGGCGTTGGCTGGAAAGCGAGCACACAGCGATACAAAGCCGCCTCGCTCGCCAACGTCACAAAGACACACGAGGAATTGATAGCCGGGAGATACCGCTCCAAGGGCTTTTACGAGTTCGATATTGTGGAGCGGGGAAAGCCGAGGCATATTCGGAGCGTCCATATCTCCGAGCGCGTCGTGCAACGGTGCTTGTGCGATTACTGCCTTGTGCCGATGCTCTCCCGGTCGTTCATCTACGACAACGGAGCGAGCTTGCGCGGCAAAGGATACGATTTCGCCGTATCCCGGGTGACGCGCTTTCTTGCGGAGCATTACAGGAAACACGGGCGGGAGGGCTGCGTCCTCGTATTCGATTTTTCAAAGTATTTCGATACCGCCCGGCATGAGCCGGTATTTCGGGAGCTCGAGCGGAGCGGCATAGACGACCGCCTCGCCTCGCTCTCGAAATATTTTATTCAGAACTTCGGCGACGTGGGGCTCGGCCTCGGGAGCCAAGTCTCGCAAATCGCCGCGCTCGCCTTGCCGAACAGGATAGACCACTATATCAAGGACGTGCTCGGCATGAAGCACTACGCCCGCTATATGGACGACGGGTGCATCATCAGCGAGTCAAAGGCAAAACTCGAACTCTGCCTCCGGGAACTCCGGCGGCTATGCGACGAGCTCGGTATCCGCCTCAATCCGAAAAAGACGCAGATTATCAAGCTCACGCGCGGCTTTACGTTCGTCAAGGTGCGCTTTCGCTATGGCGTAAACGGGAAAGTCGTCCGCCGGGCGACCTATAAGGGCATCCGGCACATGAGGGAGAAACTACGGATTTTCCGGCGCTGGGTGGACTCCGGCAGAATGACGGCGGCGGACGTGGAAACGTCCCTCGTCTCGTGGCGGGGACACATGAGGCGATTTCATTCGTACCACATGGCGCAGACCGTAGAGCGGCGCTATCGAGAATTATTCAAGGGAGGATAAAGCTATGGAGTATATCGTCTATCGGCGCTTTAAGGCCGAGGGCATCGACGGAGCCTTTAACCTCCGATACGGGACGACCGTAACGGAGCGGGACGGCTTTCTCTTTGCCGCTGACGGGCGGCGGATTTGCGCCGTCACGTCTGAAAACGGGTGGGAGCATTTCCGCCCGAATACGCCGGAGGGCGCGTACCGACAAGAAATGCTCGACGGCCTCTATCGTTACTACGGCAAGCACGAAAGCGCGTCGGACTTCGACCCGGAGAAATGGGCGGGGGCGGAAAATCTGTACTGGAAAAACCTCCTCCGCACGATGAACACGCCGGAGCTCGAGGCGTTCTATAAAGCGCGGCTCGGACAGCCGCCGAGAATGGAGGGATAACGTATGTATGCAATCAGAAGCGGCGGAGAGGTCGTCGGCTATTCCGACAGCCTCGTATATATCCGCTTGCACGAAAACGGGTGCTATGTCCCGTGCGACGCGGCGGAGGCCGAGGGCTTTTGCGTCAAGACTGCAATCGACCGCACGGACGAGGAGACGAACGAGACGACGACCTATCTCGAGGACTTCGTTTACGCCCTCGCCGACGGCGGGCTCCTCGGTATCGAGCCGGTCGGCTCCGTGGAGGTCGTGAGCGGTACGCTTATGCTCGCCGAGAACGACAAAGTTCTCGATATTCTGTTAGGGGGTGCGGCGGAATGATTACCGTACAGAGGGCGCGGGAGCTCCGCGCTATGATTGAAAAGGCGGCAGGAGCCGGGCTCGACGATAAGGACGGCTCGACCGCCGTCGAGCTTTATCCGACGCTCACCGGCGGCGGGGCGCTCGTCAAGTCCGGGACTCGTATCAACTGGAAAGGCGCGCTCAAGCGGGCGGCGGTGGACTTGTGGGACACGGCGGAGAACACGCCGGAGGCCGCGCCGAGCTTGTGGGAGGACGTGCTCTATAAAAACGGCGTGAGGGTTATCCCGGCGACCATTACGGCGGGGCTCGCGTTCTCCAAGGGCGAGCGCGGCTATTGGGGCGACGTGCTTTACGAGTCCTTGCTCGATAACAACGTATGGACTCCCGAGGCGTATCCCGCCGGTTGGCAAAAGGTCGCCGAATGAGCGCGGCGGTCTACACGGTCGAGCTCGACGGCGAAATCATAGCGCGGCGGGAGTCTCTCTTGTGGGTGCGCCTCGACGCGCCCGGCCTCTATGTCGTATGCACGGAGGCAGAGGGCGAGGGCGTTATCGTTGACGGGGAGATTTACCACGTCCGGGGGTGTCCCATTTTGCCGGGAAAGCAGACCGTTAAACTCGACTACATCGAATTAACGGAGGTATGAAATGGACTATTTTAGCGCGATTATCGGAGTCGTCGGGACTATCCTCGGCGGCATTTTGAGCTACGCCGCTTTTCATCGGAACTCGAAAAAGGACAGCGAGAGCGAGGGCAAAGAGGCCGGTACGATGCTGACCGAAATTGGGTACATCAAAGGCGGCATTGACCGCATCGAGCGCAAGCAGGACGCACAGGACGCGCGCTATATCAGCATGGCGGAGCGTATGTCGGCGGTGGAGAGCTCGGCAAAGTCGGCGCATCACCGTATTGACAGGCTCGAGGGGCGCAAGGCACAGGAGGACGGATAATGTCCGCCCGCAAAGGCGCGGCGCGTCGCCGGAAGTTCAAAAAATGGGTGCTCAAGGTATGGAGCTTTGCAAAGGGGTATCTCTCCTTTTCAAAGCTCCTCGTTTATGCCGTCCTCTATATCGACTACAAATCGACTATGACGACGCTCGACCTCTGCCGGATTGCAGTAGCGAACAACTACACCGGCTCGCTCCCGTTTTTGACCGCCCTTATCGCCTTTTTACAGGCCGCGACCGCTACCGTGCTCTCGTTCTCGCTCAATAAGAGCAAGGCCGAGAACACGACCGGCGGAATTACATACGACACGGCAACAAAACGAGATTGCTAAAGGAGGTAGCAAAATGAAAGAAATCATCGGGAAAAGGCTCGGCGCGCTCTTGAGCGTAAAGAGCATCGTTACGCTCTTGCTCTCCGGGGTATTCGCGTACCTCGCCATTACCGGGCAGACGAGCCAAGAGTTTATGACGGTCTACACGGTCGTTATCGCGTTCTATTTCGGAACGCAGACACAGAAAATCAGCGACGCGGTAGACAAGACCACAAAGGAGGGCTAAACCGTGACGGAGCAACAGGTACGCAAGCTCGTCGTCTCGACGGCGAGGGCGTGGCTCGGGAAGAACGAGCGGGACGGCTCTCACCGGGAAATTATCGACCTTTACAACGCACACAAGCCGCTCGCCCGGGGATACGCCGTCAAGTACACGGACGCATGGTGTGCGACGTTCGTCTCCGCCGTCGCTATCAAATGCGGCCTCTCGGACATTATGCCGCTCGAGTGCGGGTGCGAGGCTATGATTTCCCTCTATCGCTCTCATGCGGTGAGCCGCTGGGAGGAGGACGAGAGCATCACGCCACAGCCCGGCGACGTGGTTTTCTATGACTGGCAGGACAACGGCTCCGGCGACGACCGGGGAGCCGCTGACCATGTGGGCATTGTGTCCAGCGTGAGCGGGCGCGTCCTCAAGGTCATTGAGGGCAATTTCTCGAACAGCGTAAAAGAGCGGACGCTCGAGGTAAACGGAAAGTATCTCCGGGGCTTCGGCCTCCCGGCGTACTACACCAAAACAGACAACAAGGAGGATTTCGACATGGATATTAACGAGGCAAGAAAGCAACTGACCTCTTGCGCCGATACCGGCGACACGCCCTCCGAATGGGCGAAAGAGGCGGCGGAATACTGCAAGCGCAAGGGCATTTTCAACGGCGACGGAGCCGGTAATTTCGGCTGGCAACAGCCGATTACCCGCGAGGCCGTCGCTTGCATCATCTACCGCGCACTCGAGGCGGCGGGCGCTCTCGGCAATCTTTCCGACGTATAATCGTGCAGAAAAAAGCGGGCGGGGCTCTATGGCCTCGCCCGCTTTTGTCATGCCTTGCGGAAATAAACTGTTATCACTATGCCGTAGTTCATGCCGTCCCCACCGATAATCTCGTAAAAGCGGATACGCTCGTATCGCTCCATAAGCGGGAGGAGTTCTTTCAAATCAGACCGAGAAATATTGCCGACTTGCTCGCCGTTGTAATAAAGACCGACGGCGGGCTTTCCCTCATAGTCGTATGTATCGAGCGAGAGGTCGCTTGCCGGGGCTCCCTCGTTATCCAACTCGCGGAGTATTGCTTGACGGTTACGATATGGGGGCTCGTCGTTAGCAAAGGTAACGCCGACGATTTTATACTCCCGAACGTCCCGCGTCTCCATTTCCCGGCGGATAGCCTCCTCTTGCGCCTCTACCCGTGCGCGGCGTTCTGCATCTTCGCGCTCTTTGGCCTCCCGGCGAGCTTGCTCCGCCTCCATACGAGCCCTCTTGAGGCGGCTCTTTTTGATTGCCCGATATATCCACACACAAATACCGATAGGATAAAAAATCACGAGCAATACGATTTGCCATGTTTTCAGTTTTTTCATGGTATGAGTAACTCCCTCCTATTTTTCGGTCTGCTGACCTTTAACACAATTATGCGTTGCGTATGTGCTAAAGTCAAGAAAAATGCAGACCATTACCACAAGGGAGGCGAGAGCTTGCGGATATACGATTTTGAGGGAAAGAAGAATATAAGCGGCGAGCGCATCCGTGAGGCGCGGCTCAAGCTCCGGCTCTCACAAAGTGACCTCGCGGCACGGGTGCAGGTCGAGGGCGTAACAATGGAGCGGGACTCGATAAGCCGTATCGAAATCGGAACGCGGTTTATTCCCGATTACGAGATACCCGTCTTTGCCCGCGTCCTCGGCGTGTCTGCCCTTTGGCTCCTTGGAATAGAGTAAATCCCCGGCCTCCTCGCCGGGGATTATTTTTTGCACTTTTTCGTTTTGCCCTATTGACATACTAATAGTAGTATGATATAATGAGTACATCCTAAAGGAAAGGAGAAACGCTATGGACAACATAGAAAAAGCCTTGCAGGAATTGGCGAAAGCGGTTGAACGTAACGACACGGTGGAACGAGTCAAGGTTACAATCACCCTTGTAAAGCCAAAACCGAGCAAGGCTAAACCCGGCAAGTAAGCCGAGGCGGGGAGCGGACGGGGAACCGTCCCTCCCGTAAGTCCTATTATAACAGCGCGCGGAGAAAAATCAAGTGCCGAAAATGGAGGGCTATTTATGATTAAGAGCGAGAACGGGAAAATGCGTTATTTTGATAAAAACGGCGTGGAAATTACGGACGGGAGCAAAATTAGATTTCCCTCCGGCTCAATCGAAAAGGTGTACCTCACGACGGAGGGCGAGCTCGGAACGGACGCGACGAATAAAAAGTGGATTGAGAGCGGGCGCGCGGTCGAGTGTGAATATGGAGTTTATCCGCTGACGCTCGAGGACACGGAGACGGTCGAGGTCATTACGGAGGTAAAAGAATGACGGTAGAGAAGAACGGAAAGAAATTTACGGTAACGGAGCTCTCGCACGAATGGAAAGCCGAGCGGGTGCTCGGTGGCGTTGCGGTCGAGTACAAAATACCGAAAGAGGCCGCGCCGGACGCGACGGCGGTCGAGAAGTATATCGCGGAAAGCGAAATCTTTTGAGGAGTGATACTATGCCGGAGGCGAAAAGAAAGACTCATACCTCGACGGAGGTCAAGCGGAGATATAACGAGAAAGCATATACGCTCATTTCTGCGAGCGTTCCAAAGGAAACGGCGGCGGCTTTCAAAGCAAAATGCGCCGCCGAGGGCATACCGCAAGCACAGATTATCAAAAAGGCGATAGAGGACTTTCTATCGCAGTAACGAGAGGGCGGGACTTTCCCGCCCTTTTTCTATATCTTGAGGGAGGTCGCACTATGGAGGAGCGGACATATAAACAACTTAATTGGACGAGCCGTATCAAGCTCGAGACGATGCTCAAGCATGGACACTCGAAAAAGGAAATCGCCGAGGAGCTGGGCGTACATATCAGCACCGTTTACCGCGAGCTCAAGCGCGGGACGTATGAGCATCTAAACTCCGATTATACGACCGAGGAGCGGTATAGCCCGGAAAAGGCCGAGGCGCGCTATCAAGAGGGGCTCGCCGCGAAAGGCGCTCCGCTCAAGATTGGGAAAAATCACGCCGCCGCGCAGTTTATCGAGGACAAAATCGGAAACGAGGACTATTCCCCGGCGGCGGTGTGCGCTCTACTCAAGCAGGAAAAATATAAACACTTCGGAATAACCTTTTGCCGTGCGACGATTTATAAATACGTCGAGGACGGCGTTTTCCTCACGCTCACAAATCAAGACCTCCCGGAAAAGGGCGACCGCAAAAAGAAGCATAGAACAATCCGCAAGAAACAGGCTCGGGCATCCAGCGGCACGAGCATAGAACAGAGGCCGGAGTATATCAACGAGCGGCAAGAGCCGGGACATTGGGAAATGGATACCGTTGTCGGGAAGAAACGGACGAAAGCCCGCCTCCTCGTTCTCTCCGAGCGCGTCACGCGGCGGGAAATCATTATCCGAATTAAGGACGGGCGCGCCGAGACGGTCGTCGCGGCATTAGACCGCCTCGAGCGCCTCTATGGTGCGGCGTTCTATCGGATATTCAAGTCGATAACCGTAGACAATGGCTCCGAGTTCGCGGATGCTGACGGCATCGAGCGGAGCGCCCGGCGCAAGGATGCAAAGCGGACGACGGTCTATTACTGCCATGCGTATAGCTCTTGCGAGCGCGGCACGAACGAGAATATTAACCGCATGATACGGCGGCAGTTCCCGAAAGGGACGGACTTCGACAAGGTGACGGCGGCGGAAGTGAAGCGCGTCGAGACGTGGCTTAACAACTACCCGCGAGAAATACTCGGCTTTATGTCCTCGGCGGAGGCGTTCGAGATAGCTTTCGACCGCGCCGCATGAGCCCTCAAAAAAATATTCTATCTTTTTCGCACAATTTACTTGACATCTGCGGCCGTGCAGTTTATTATTATGTGCGAAAGAGCTACTAAGCTCCGACGCACATATTTTTTATGCAGAAACGGAGGCGAGACAATGAAATACGAGTGTTTGAGGCTCGAGGAGCGGCGGATTATCGAGGCTATGTACGCCGAGGGCGCAAAGCCGGGCGAAATCGCAAAGCGCGTCGGCAAGTGTCAAGCGACCATTTACCGCGAGCTCGAGCGGGGCAAGACCGGCGAAACGGACTCTCGCTTTCGGCAAGGGTATAGCGCGGAGGTAGCGGAGGCTCGCGTCAATCGGTCGTACCGAAATAGAGGCCGTCGGAAAGCGGCTCAATAAAGAAACGGAGGTTACTCATACAATGAACGAAAAGACACTCACAGCGGAACAATGCTCCAAGCTATCGCTCTACATCCTTATGACGACCAAGACCCGCGAGGGTGAGGCGGCGACATGGGAAAAGCTCGCAGAGGAAAAGAAAGAGGACGGCTCCCCGAAATATATCCACGCCGCCGACAATGCGCGGTTTTGGAGAGAGCTCGACGCAGACCTCCGCGAAATACTGCGGGCTTTGGAGGCGTGAGCATGGACAACTTTCAGAGTATCACGGCGAGCCCGGAGGCGCTCGCGGCATTCCTCGGCTCTATCCCGGCGATTGAAACGCCGTGGGACGAGGCTTTCCACCGGCTTTGTTGCTCCTCGTGCGCGGCGGCGGATTGCGACGCTTGCCGCCGCCCGGAGCGGGATAACCCGCTTTGGTGGCTCGGCCTCCCGGCGGCGGAGGTAGAGGAATGAACAATCTCGAGAAATGGCTTATCTCCATAGAGCCGGAAAAGGTTATCGAGGAAATCCGAAAGAGAGCTTGCTCGGAGTGTCCGGCGGCGGAATACTGCAAAAACTCGCCGTTGAACTTTTGCACGGAAGTCCTCCATGCGTGGGCGAAAGAGGAGGCGGTATAAATGGACATGGATTTAGAGCAAAAGGCCATTATGCGGCTCCGCGAGGCGGCGGACACGTCCGAACGCTTTTACAAGGCTCCGCTCATTGTGACGACCAGCGGCGGAAAAGATAGCTCCGTTTGCGTGGCGCTTGCAGAAAAGGCCGGTATCGACTTCGAGGTTATGCACAATCACACGACCGTAGACGCGCCGGAGACGGTCTATTTCATCCGCCGCGAGTTTAAGCGGCTCGAGGAAAAAGGGATAAAATGCGAGGTCAATTATCCGTATTACAAGGGCGAGCGGGTGACTATGTGGAGCCTCATTCCGCAAAAACTCATGCCTCCGACGCGGCTCGTCCGCTATTGTTGTTCCATTCTCAAGGAGCGCGGCGGTCAAGGCCGTTACATAACGACGGGCGTTCGTTGGGCTGAAAGCGCCGCGAGAAAGAAAAACCGGGGCATTTTCGAGAACGGACACTCTAACCCGGAGAAAAGAGTCATTCTCAACAACGACAACGACGACAGGCGGCGGCTCTTTGAAACGTGCATGAGACAGCACAAAGCCGTATGCAATCCTATCATTGATTGGACGGACGCGGACGTATGGGACTATATCGAGTCCGAAAAAATCCCGGTCAATCCGCTTTACGGGTGCGGCTTTTCCCGCGTCGGGTGCGTCGGGTGTCCTATGGCGGGGACGCAGGGCAGACAAAAGGAGTTTAGCCGCTATCCGAAATACCAAGACGCATATATCCGCGCTTTCGACAAGATGCTCGAGGAGCGGAAACGCCGAGGGAAAATGCAAGGCACATGGAGAGCGGGAACGACAGGCCGCGACATTTTCCATTGGTGGATGGAGGACGGGGTGCTCCCCGGACAAATGGAGTTCGACGACCTCTTATTAGAGGAGGACGAGGAATGATTAAACTTTTAATCGGCGGTTCCCCATGCACACATTGGAGCATAGCGCAAAAAAAGGAAAGAGAAACGGAGCCGGAGGGAATCGGCTGGGAGTTATTCAAAAATTACCTTATCGCAAGAGATAAATTTAAGCCGGACTTTTTCTTATACGAAAATAACAAAAGCGCGGCGGACGCCATAAAGCGACGTATATCCGAGGAGTTAGGAGTGCCCTTGCAATACATAAACTCCGCCCTCGTTTCTGCTCAAAATCGTTGGAGGTTTTACGCCCATAACGCCGGGGATATTCCGCAACCGGACGATAGAGGAATTAAGCTCGACAACATTCTCGAAAGCGTATCGGGTGCGGAACCGATAGCACTAAACACAAGTAAAAGCGGGAAAGCTCAATGTTTGCGGGCTACGTGCTATAAGGACGGTATGCGAAATCTGATTTTCAACGCCGTAGATAGGCGGACTTGCGTAGCGGAGCCAACAACAAGGCAAAACGAAAAGGCGTGGGAAGTTCACGGCGGAGCGATTACATATAACGGCGTTGATTATCCGATTGACCTGAAGGACGGATACTATATTATCCGAAAAATGACCGTAACGGAGTGTTGCAGATTGCAGACATTGCCGGACGACTATTGCAGAGCGGAAAAGAAAACGCACGCATACAAGGGGCTCGGGAATGGCTGGACGGCAGAGGTAATAGTGCATATTTTGTCGTATGCGCTTGCGAATGTTCCAAAAGACGAGGAAATCATTGTGCTCTCAATGTACGACGGAATCGGTACGGGGCGCTATTGCCTCGATAAACTCGGATTTGAAAACATCAAGTATTACGCATACGAAATCGACAAAAACGCAATGACAATCGCAAATAGCAACTACTCCGACATTATTCAATGTGGAGATGCTTTCGCTCTCCGCCGCCCGGATTGGAGGCTCGAGCTATGAGCGGCGCAGACTTCTCCCATACTTGCGAGGGATGCGAGCACGTCGTGTTAGAAACGTGGGGGAAAGGTACGCCGTCCTATCGGTGCTTCGCTCCCGGCGTTTGCCGGGGCTATATAGTCGGCATCGAAAGATTTAATCCGTATATTCCGGCGTGGTGTCCGAAAATCGGAGGAATGAGAACGCCGGAGAAAAAGACGAGGAGGTCGCACAAATGAAAAAGCTCTATTCTAAGAAGCTCGGCGGCGAGGCGTTCGCCCTCGATGCGGCGCAACTGGACATTCTGAAAAAGGCCGGTTATACCGTGCCGAGCCCCGAGGAGGTTATCGCAGACGCGGCGGCGGTCAAAATCGAGCCGCCGGAGGGCACTCGGGCGTATGTCGTCTTTGATTTCAAGACCGGCGATTTTGCCGTCCGCACTCGGACGCAGACTCTCACCGATAGCGAGGTCGGCGGCTTCGTCGGCGAGGTCGTCTCGGCGGCTATCTTGAGTAAGTTCGTCGAGCGGGCAGACCCGGACAGGCCGAAAGAAGCGGCTCCGGCGGCTACGGCGACGGCCTCCCCCCTCGTGAATATGCTCCGAGCCGCTTTCCTCCGCGCGGCGAGCGATAAGGCTCCGGCGACGGACAAGCCCACGGAGGCGGCAGACACGCCGGAGGTCGTCGAATGATTAAGCTCGGCGACCGCATCACGGTAAAGCCCGCGACGTTCGACGTTCCGGGCAAGGACAGCAAGCCGAAAGCAATCCCCGGGACGGTTGTCTACGTTCATCCCGCCGGGCGATATTGCGTCCTCGAGTTTGACGTAGGCAGACGCGAGCCCGTGACTATCCGAGAGAGCTTTCAGCTTATCGACGGGAGGGTAGCAGAATGAAGCACGAGCAATCAGCCCCGGCGGGATACCGCCCGCGCTTTGCCGGGACGATGAAATTATACCTCGTCCGTCACAAGGAATACGGCGAGCTCGCCGTAAACGGCGTGAACAAATACGAGGCCGTACACGCCGCCGCCCGCAAGTGGGGCGTTCGGTGGACGACAATCGCCCGGGAGTGCGAGTACATCGTGCTCGCCGAGGATACGCCGGAGGGCGGCAGACCATGACGAGGCAGGAGCGGCGGAAACGTCGCAGACAGCGCCGCCGCCGGATGCAAGCCGGTATCCTCCTCTCGCTCGTCCTTGTGCTGGGGCTCATTATTGCGCTCCGGGCGGGCAAGGAACGGGAGACGCTCGAGCCGGAAATCCCGCTCGCGGCGGAACGGCAAAAGCTGACGTACATAGCACCGGCTCCGGCCTTGCCGGAGACAGCGGCGGAGGAAACGCCGGAGGAGCCCGAGGAGCCGCCGGTAGAGCCGGAGCCCGAGAACAGATACGCGGAACTCCATTTCAGCGACGAGGACGTTTATATCCTCGCTTGCCTCGTCTACCACGAGGCGCGCGGCGAGAGCTTCGAGGGACAAGTCGCCGTCGTCGAGGTCGTTCTAAACCGTATGCTCTCCGACTATTTCCCGGATACGGTCGAGGAGGTCGTATTTCAGAAATACGGCGACGTATGGCAATTCTCCCCCGCTCCGTACCTCTACTCGGCGGAGCCGGACAAGGAGCAATATCTCGCGGTGCATACCGCCATAGAGGAGCGGGAGCACATTCTTTCAGAGGATACGGTCTATTTCTCGACCGCGCCTTATAACGAGAGCGTCGATATGATTATCGGCAATCACTATTTCTGTAAAATCTTTTGAACGGAGGAAAAGACGATGCAACTCATTACCACAAGGAACAAGGAAATCTCTTTCGCGGAGCTTAAAAAGGCCATTTCGAGCGGGAACGGCCTCGAGCTTATCCGCCCGCACGACAAGTTCGCTATCGAGCTCAAGAACGGCGAGCGCGTCAATGCCGTTTGCGGCGGCTACGTCAACGAGAAGCGCGCCCGCTTCGTCCTCGAGGACTGCCTCGCGGAAAAGTGGCGCATGAACGACACGCCGACCAACAAGGGCGGATACCTCAAGAGCGAGGGGCGGAGACACGTTATCGAGGACATTCTCCCGCTTTTCCCGGACGAGCTCGCGGAGGCGTTCGTACCTCGCTTTTTGTCCGAGGAAATCGACGGCGAGCGTCACGAGTACGCGGATACCCTATGGATACCCTCCGCGACCGACGTTTTCGGCGCGGGGGATTGGTGGAACGAGGAGCCGGACAGCTTTCAACTTGAGATTTTCAAGCGCGAGCGCGACCGCGTGAAAGAGCGCGTCGGAGACGGAACGTGGTTTTGGTGGCTCCGTTCCCCGTATGCGAGCCACTCCTCGTACTTCGTGCGTGTGGACCCCGACGGCGCGGTCTACGGCAACGCCGCGAGCGTTTCGCGTGGTGTCGCGCCCGGCTTTGACCTGTAAAATTCGGAATTAAAAAGCTCCCCGGCTCAATGCCGGGGAGCAAGCCACAAGGAGGCCGAAAGTGGTTAGACGCAGAAAATCAAACCTCCCGAAATGGCGGTACGAGTTCGATTGCCGGAAATGCGACAACATTCGAGAGGTACACGACCCGCGCAAGGGCAGAGATGGCGATTACTGCATCCCGTGTATAGAGCGCATGGACAGCCGCCGCCCGAGCCCGGTACACGCAGACGAAAAAGAACGCGTCCTCCGTTGCGAGTGCTTTACGCCTATCCCGGAGGACGAGGAGGGCGAAAAATGAGGCGCAAAAAGAAAAGCCGCCTCGCGGCGGCGGAACTCCTCGCCGTGCTTATCGTGACGGCGGTCGTTTTCATCAAGAGCAGAGGCTACGCGCTCGCGTGGCGCGGCTATGAGGCCGTCGGCGGCGAGTTCACGCTCTTGCTCCTACCTATTATATATTACGAGGCAAAGCGAATTATCCTCGACTATGTGGCGGACTTCGTAGCTCTCTACCGCCGCTCGGAGGATTGAAAATGCAGGACAGAAAAAGAGAAACCGCCGACGCTTTGCAGAACGTCGGCGGGGACTCATCCCGGAAAAGACGAGCGATTACTCATACCTTTATTATTATAGCACTCTCCGGGACGGTATGCAAGGACAAAAAATCGAGCGCCAAGCGCGTTTTTACGGGCTCGTATGGAATATTAACAAACCGACCATAGACGAGCTCTCGTCGGAGGGTATCACATGAGAACAGTTTACCGAGAGAAACGCTATTATTGCGGCGAGTATCTCGACGTATATATCTACCCGACCTATACACAGGCTCGGAGCAGAGGCGAGCGGAGCAAGCCGACCTCCGCCGCTCAAAAGAAACTCAACCAGCGGCACAGAGAGGAGAAGCTCGTCCGCCTCCTCCATGCGAACTTTACGCCGGACGACCTCGAAATCCACTTGACTTATCAGCACCAGCCGGAAAGCCCGGAGGAGGCGCAACGCCTTTTACGGAATTATATCCGCCGGGTGCAGAGAGCACGGAAAAAACAAGGGCTCCCGCCGCTCAAGTACATAGCCGTTACGGAAAAAGGCTCCAAGAATGGGCGCTATCATCATCACGTCACGCTATCCGGTGGAATGGATAGAGACGAGCTCGAAAACCTTTGGGGGCTCGGCTATGCGAACTCCCGCCGATTGCAGTTCACAGAGAGCGGCCTTGCTGGGCTCGGTCATTACATCGTCAAGAGCCCGCTTTACGCTCGGGCATGGAACGCCTCGAAAAATCTTATCGACCCGGAGCCGAAAACACGGGACGGGCGTATCTCCGGCAGACGCGCCGAGGAGCTCGCTCGGGACACGACCAACAACGCCGAATATGAAAAGCTCTATCCGGGCTATTTCCTCGCGGATGCTGGCGCATGGCACAACGACGTAAACGGAGGAAAGTATATCGTCGCCCGCTTTTACCGGCGGGACGGTGTATTTATAAAACCGAAACGGAGGAAACGAAAATGACAGTAAACGAGTTTGCAAAAGAAGTCCACGAGAACGCGGTCGCGCATGGATGGTGGGAGACGGCTCGGAGCTTTCCCGAGGTCGCCGCGCTCATTCATTCGGAAGTCTCGGAGGCGCTCGAGGAGTGGCGCGACGGAAATCCGGCTATCTATGGGTGTTGCGGCATCCCGGGCGGAGTCTGCGAGTTCGAGGGCTCTTGCGACAAGGACGAGAAAACCGGCACTTGCAAGCCGGAGGGAGTCGCCGTCGAGCTTTGCGACGCGATTATCCGCATTCTCGATTACCTCGCCTATATGGACGTGGACGTTGAGGCCGTTCTCATGGCAAAGCACGAATACAACAAGGGGCGCGAATACCGCCACGGAGGGAAACGCGCCTAAACCACGATAACGCACGAGGAGGGCGAGCTATGATTAACTATTTCGAGGCGGCGGAGAAAACTCTCCGCGCTCGCGGCTTGCTCGAGACGGCTTTAGGCAATCTCGAGCGGAAAAAGGAGCGCATTTTACGATACGGCGCGCCGTCGGAATATCCGTCGGCGGATATGTCCAAGCCGTACACGGGCGCGAAATCTGTAAACGACGCGCTCGCGGACTGCCTCGAGCTCGCCGAGGTTATGCGGGAAATCCAAGTTACCCGGGATAAGGTCGAGGAGATAGACGGCGTTCTCGCGCAGATGGACGAGGACGACGCTCGTATCCTCCGGCTTTGGTACATCGAGCGCAAGAGCAAGGACGAAATCGCCGAGGCCGTATGCTACGCCTCGCCTACGTCTATCTACGACCAGCGAAACAAGGCGCTCGTGCGCTTCGCCCTCCTCTACTTCGGCGCGGGGGCTATGCCGTCCATGTGAGGCGCTTTCTCGCTTATTCTCATGTATTGAAAAAAATCTGTATGGAAATTTGCTTTTTGCCCGTGGTATGCTTTAGGCGTAAAGAGAGGTCGAGGGAAACCTCGCCGCCGTGCGCCCCGCGCTTTATGCGCGAGGCGTTCTCTTTATCCACTCGGAGGCGGAGAGCATGAGAGAGTTTGCGAAAGCGTTTTACGAGTCTCCGGCATGGAGGCGCACACGAGCATATATTCTCAAGCGAGACGCGGGGCTATGCGTCCATTGTGGCGAGCCCGGCGTTATCGTGCATCACAAGATAGAGCTCACGCCGAGGAACATCGACGACCCGGCAATCGCGCTCAGCGAGGATAACCTCGAGACAGTTTGCCGGACGTGTCACGCATTGATACACGAGGGAACGCCGCCGCTTGCCGACGGCCTCGCTTTCGATGCAGACGGAAATATTATCACAGCGCCACATACCCCCCGGGGTGCGCCGAAATAGATACCCGGTAAGTAACCGCGCCTCAATCCTCGGAAGAACCGACCCGGGCGCGCACATGAGGGGGGGGTAAAACCGGGGCGGAGGGAGGTTTACTCATTATATGGCGGCAAATAAAAAAAGCTACGACGAGCTTTCGATTTCTGAAAAAATCGAGGCGAAAAAGAAGAAAATTAAACGGCTTTTCCGAGAAATGCCTCCCGAAAAGCGGCAGTTTGCCGAGGGGCTTATCAATCAATTCGCCGTGACCTCCGTCACGCTGGAACGCCTCGCCGACGAAATCAACAACGGCGACTTGATAGAGGATTTCGTACAGGGGGCGCAAAAGCTCCGCCGGGAGTCCCCGGCTCTCCGTGCCTACAACACGACGATAAAATCCTTTTCCGCTCTCACAAACCAGCTCGTCGCGTTGCTCCCGGAGAAAGAAAAGAAATCGGCGGGTGACGAGCTTATGAGCTTTATTACAAAGCCCGCCGCCCGGTCGGGCAAGTAGTGAACTACGTCCGGGAGTATTGGGAGCGGATTTCCTCCGGCGAAATCGTCACGAGCCGACGGGTAAAAGCCGTGTACGGTCGCCTCGTGGCGGAAATGGACGCGGCGGACGAGAGCTCGCCGTATTACTTCGACGAGGCCGTCGGCGAAAGGCCGATTATCTTCGTCGAGCGGTTTTGCAAGCAGTCTCAAGGAACGCTCGGCGAGTCTCTGACGCTCGAGCTTTTCCAAAAAGCATATATACAACTCCTTTTCGGGTGGCTCGAGAGGGCGACGGGATACCGGCGCTTTCGAGAGACACTCTTTCTTGTTGGCCGAAAGAACGGCAAGAGTACGCTCCTCGCGGCGCTCGCGCTCTATATGCTCGTCGCCGACTACGAGGGCGCGGCGGAGATTTACTCCGTAGCGACCAAGAAAGACCAAGCGAAAAAGACGCTCACCGAGGCCGTAAACATGGTGAAGCAGAGCCCCGAGCTCTCCGCCATTCTCAAGAAGCGGCGCAACGACATTTATTTCCCGGCGACGGCCTCCAAGTTTGAGGCGCTGGCTTCGGACTCGAACACCCTCGACGGCCTCAACTCTCACGCCGTCATTATCGACGAGCTCCACGCGATACGCGACCGCAATCTCTACGAGGTTATGAAGCAATCGACCTCGAGCCGCCGACAGCCGCTCGTGATTATGATTACCACGTCCGGCACGGTGCGCGAGTCCGTTTTCGATAACCTTTACGGCTACGCTTGCGAGGTCGCCGACGGGCAGACTCCCGACGAGCGTTTCCTCCCCGTGCTCTACGAGCTCGACAAGCGCGAGGAGTGGACAGACCCGACGGCATGGATAAAGGCAAATCCCGGCCTCGGGACGATAAAGCAATATACCACGCTCGCCGACTTCGTGGAGCGAGCAAAGAAAAATCCCGAGGACTTGCCCGGCGTTCTCTGCAAGGATTTCAACGTCAAGGCGACCGGCGCGGCCTCGTGGCTCTCCTATGAGGACGCAGTAAACGAGGCCACATTCAAGCCCGAGGAGGTCTATAACACCTACGCTATCGGCGGGTGCGACCTCTCCGCGACGACCGACCTAACGTGCGCGACGCTGATTATCCGACGCTCGTCCGACGATGAAATCGTGTACGTTTTTCAGCACTATTTCCTACCGCAAAAGAAAATCGACCAGCTCGACGAGCACAACACGCAAGAAGCGCCCTATAAGATTTGGGCGGAGCGAGGGCTCGTCACGATATGCGAGGGTACTCGCGTCGATTATTCGGCGGTGACGGCGTGGTACTGCCAAATGCGGGACGAGCTCAAGATAGACGCTTTCAAAATCGGATACGACCGCGCTCTCGCCGGTTATTGGGTGGACGAAATGAAAGCGAACGGCTTCGATATGTGCGCCGTCGCACAGGGGCCTTTTACATGGTCGCAACCTATGAGGGAGCTCGGAGCGGCTCTCGCAGATAAGAAAGTCAATTACAACAAAAATCCCGTTTTGCTTTGGTGCCTCACAAATACAGGCGTTAAGAAAAGCGGAGTCAACAACATTCAGCCCGTCAAGATTTCCGAAAAGCGCCGTATCGACGGCATGGTATCTCTCCTCAATGCGTGGGTTATCTATGTGCGGGATTATGAGGACTATATGTATTTAGTGGGGTGAAAAAATGGCAAAGAGAGGGCTCTTTCAGTCTATTTTCGGGGGCAGGAGCGAGAAAAACAAGGATTTCCACGCATACAAGCTCTTGAGTTCGTGGGAGTCTACTTTCGTACCGTATTCCGGGAATATGTGGGACATAAACACGGTACGTTCCGCCGTGGACGCTTTCGCCCGCCGCGCTTCGACCGCACAGCCGCGCCACGTCCGGCAGTCGGCGGAGACGACGGTCGCGGTAAACGGCTATATCGACCGCATTTTGCAGTTCCGGCCTAATCCGTACATGACGGCGGCGGACTTTTATTACAAGCTCGCCGCGCAATACAAGGTTTACAACAACGCGATTGCGTACCCGGTTTTCGATGAAGCAGGCCGCTTGACGGCGGTCTATCCTATCAACGCGCAGTATTTCGAGCTCCTCGAGTACATGGGTACGCTCTATTGCCGCTTCACCTTTGCGACCGGCGCAACGTACATTTGCGAATATTCCCGGATTATTCACGTCCGGCGGCATTTCCTCGAGCACGATATTTTCGGCGACGGCAACAAGCCTCTCGATACCGCGCTCAAGACTGCGAACACGCTCAACCAGAGTATGAGCAAGTTCGCCGAGCTCGTCGCGGTTATCCGGGGTATTCTGAAAGTCTCGAACGCCGTCAAAACAGAGGACTTAAACCGTCGCCGCGACGACTTTATCCGGGACAATCTCCGCATGGAGAACAACGGAGCGGGCGTTATCGTCACGGACGCGAAATACGACTATACGCCTATCACGGACAAGACGACCCCTATCCCGGCGACACAACTCGCATACGTCAAAGAGGAGATTTACGACTATCTCGGCGTGTCGAAAGAAATCGTCGAGAATACCGCGACTCCGCAACAGGAACAGGCTTTTTATAGCGGCGAAATCGCCCCGTTTTTCCGTCGCCTCTCGCAAGCGTTCTCGAACGTGCTCTTTACCGAGCGGGAGTTCGGGTACGGAAACCGTATCGTTTTTTCCGCGAACTCCGTCCAGTTTGCGACGCTCCCGGAAAAGGTCACGGCGGCAAAGTTTTTGACGGAAATCGGCGCGGCGACGCTCGACCAAATCTTGACTATGTTCGATATGCCGACTATCGGCGGCGAGGAGGGCGCGCGCCGGGTGCAGACCCTCAACATGGTAAACGCGAAACTCGCGGACAAATATCAAACCGGCACGGACGGCGGCGGAGACGATACCCCGCCGGACGACACTACGCCGCCCGGGGAGCCGACGGGCAAAGAGGAGGTTTAACGCTATGGCTATCAAACAGGGGCGCGAGTATCGCGCTTTGCAGGACTTTAGCCTCGTACCCCGGGAGGAGAACTCGCCGGAGTACCGGGTACGCGGTACGGCTATCGTATTCAATACGCCTACGGTGCTATGGGAGTGCGACGGCGTGGAGTACAAGGAAATTATCGACCGCCACGCTTTCGACGAGTGCGATATGTCCGACGTGATTTTCAACTACAACCACGGCGGAAAAGTCGTCGCCCGCCTCCGTAACAAAACGCTCGCCCTCAACATCGACGAGCGCGGCGTAAACATCGAGGCAGACCTCGGCGGCACGACCGCCGGGCGCGAGCTTTACGAGGAAATCGACGGCGGGTACGTCGATAAAATGTCCTTTTCTTTCACGGTACGCGAGGCGAAATACGACTCCGTTACCCACACCCGCACTATCACAAAGGTCAAAAAGCTATACGACGTGTCGGCGGTGGACATTCCCGCCTATAATGACACGTCTATTTCGGCTCGGAGCTTTTTCGAGGAGGAGCACTCGAGAGAGCTTGCGGCTTTGGAGCAAGCCCGGAGGCGGAAGAAACTCGTAGCTTTGACATACTAACCACCCACACAACAACTATCATTTTTTGGAGGTAAATTATGAACATCGAAAAGAGACGCGCAGAAATCGCCGCCCGCAAGGCTGAAATCCGTAAGCTCATTGAGGGCGATACCGAGAACAAGCTCAACATGGACGACCTCGAGAAAGAGCTCCGCGAGCTCAACGAGGAGGACGAGAAGCTCGAAAAGAGACAGGCTATCGAGCGTATGCTCAACGGCGGCGCGGCTCCGGCCTCTCCCGCTGGCCTCGCTAATCCCGTCGCCCGTTCCGCCAACCAGCCCGCGCCGGAGAGCTCCGACGTGCTCTATCGCTCCGCATGGCTCAAGACCTTGCAGGGTAAGCCGCTGACCGACGACGAAAAGCGCGCATACTCCACGGCGGCAAACTCCGGCCTCCCCATTATCCCGGAGACGACCGCAAATCAGATTATCAAGAAAATGTACGAGGTCGCGCCGATTTTGCAGAGATGCAAGATTTTCCACGTCCCCGGCAATTTCAAGTTCGCAACCGAGGGCACGAACAGCGAGGCCGCGCTCCACACCGAGAACGCCACTATTACCGCCGCGAGCGACTCCCTCGGCTCCGTCTCTCTGACCGGCTACGAAATCGTGAAGCTCGTCAAAGCCTCCCGCGCTTGCTCCGAAATGGCGCTTTCCGCGTTCGAGAGCTATATCGTCGAGGTTATCGCCGAGAGCATCGCCCGCCGCATTGAAAAGTACATTTTCACCGGCACGGGCTCCAACCAGCCCGGCGGCGTTAAGACCGCCGGTAAGGGTGAAAGCGGCGCATACACCGACGACACCGACCAGATTACCGTGGGTAAGACGGCCTCTCTCACCGAGGCAAATGTTATCGCGCTTTACGGTCTGCTGGGCGACGGCTACGAGCGTAACGCCGTTTGGTGCATGAGCAAGGCGACGTTCTTCTCTGATTTCTTCCCGCTGATGAACAAGAGCAAGAACAACGTTATCGAGTTCGCAAACGGCAAGTATTACGTCATGGGCGCGGAGGTCTACTTTACCGGCTCTCTCGCCGCACATGAGGCGTATCTCGGCGATTTCTCCTATATCATCGGTAACTATTCGCAGGATATTACCGTCGTCCGCTCCGAGCACTCCGGCCTCGCTACGAACAGCATCGACTACCTCGGCGCTTGCGTGTTCGACTCTAAGCCGGTCGCGGGCTTCGGCGCGTTCGTGCATCTTGCCAAGGCTACGACCTAATGAGGAGGGCTCGATATGGCAGTCGGTGACGAATACCTCGCCTCCGTCCGCCATAGCGTGAGACTTTCCTCCACCGTCCACGACGGGGAATTGACCGACCTCATTAACGCCGCCCGAGCCGACCTTGTGCTCGGCGGCGTTCTTGAGGAGAAAGCGAACGACGAAAACGACCCGCTTATCAAAAAGGCGGTGACGACCTACGTCAAGGCCGAGTTCGGGCTCGATAACGAGGACGCGGACAGGCTCCGCGCCTCGTACAAGGAACAGCGGAACGGCCTCACGCTCTCGGACTCCTATATCGCGGCGGAGGAGGGATAGCTCATGTACTGGCGCGACGTTGTGACGCTCAAGGCCGTTACGGAGGGGCGCGACGCGGACGGGTATCCGAAAGAGAAAATCACGGAGACGACCGTTTTCGCCGACGTGTCCGGCACCAAGCGGAGCGAGTTCTACGCCGCCCGACAAGCGGGTATCTCGCTCGCGCTGACGGTGAAAGTCCGCGCCGCCGACTATGACGGTCAAGAGCGGCTCTCCTTTGAGGGCAAAGAGTACAAAGTCGAGCGCGCATACACGGAGGCGCGGGAATACTACGAGCTTAATTGCTCCGAGTTTAGGGAGGCGAGCGAATGAACGTAAACGCCCTTTTGGTGGATACGCTCGATAGCCTCCTCCCGACCGCCGACGGCGTGTATAAGGGCGCGGCGACCGAGTATATCGTTTTCAACTATACCGAGCTCCCGGCAGACTTCGCCGACGACGACGCGGGACATTACCGCTATCTCGTCGAGGTAGAGCTTAATGCCCCTGTTGAGAAAAACACCCGCGCATACCGGCAGGAAATCACCCGGCGGCTCGTGGCGGCGGGCTTCACCCGTCCGATGGTGACTCCGAACACGGATAAAAACGGTCAACACTACGTTTTCGAGTGCGAAATTGCGGGAGGCGTTGAGAATGGCTAATCTATTCACGACCGGGCTCGACGCTCTCATTTCAGACCTTGAGGAGCTCGCAAAAATCCCGGACGAGGCTATCCTTGATATGCTCACGGCGGAGGCGGAAGTCGTAGCCGAGGAGCAGAAAACGGCATTTTCAACGGCATACTCAAAAGGTTACTCAAAAGGAATTACCGCTCGGAGCGTGACTGTGAGTAAAAAGCTCAAGAAAACGGCGAACGGGAAAGCTATCTATGTTTATCCGAAAGGCACTCGAAAAGATGGCAACAAACGGCGGGCGGCGGAGGTCGCGTTTATCAACGAATACGGCGCGGTGGCTCGCAATATCCCGAAACGCCTCACAATCCGAACGGCAAATGAAAAAGCCGCAGACCCGGCGCTCAAAGCGGCGGCGGAGGTCTACGACAAATATCTAAAATCTAAAAATCTTTAGGAGGTTTTATTATGGCACAGTTTGGCGCAAAGCGACCTATCTTCGCTCCGACGAAAACCACGCCGGACAATGCGCTCCCGACCTACGACTATGAGAAAGTCGTAACCGTGGGTAAGCTCGTCAAGGCCGACCTCACCGTTACGAACGCCTCCGGCGAGCTCTACGCCGACGACGCGCTCGCCGAAAAGGTCGATATGTTCGCCTCCGGCTCTCTCGCGCTGGAAACGGACGACAAGACGGACGAGGTACACGCCGCTATTCACGGCGCGACCAAGGATACGAGCTCGAGCGAGGTCACGGACTCCGACGGAGACGTAGCTCCTCGCGGTGGCCTCTGCTATTACAAGGTCATTATCCGCAACGGAGTGCGCTATTTCAAGGGCGTGTTTCATCCGCTCGTCAAGGCTATTCTCGGCAACGACAGCGCGGCGACGAAAGGCTCCTCTATCACGTTCGGCACGAGCGCGACGACCTTTACCGTGTTCCGTTGCAATTCCGGCGCATGGCGCATCACGAAAGAGTTTACCTCGGAGAGCGAGTGTATCGCATGGTGCGATACCAAGCTCGGCAAGAGCACGGGCTAATATCTACACACGACGGGAGGCGAGCGAGAACGGCTCGCCTCCCGCTTTGGTAATTGGAGGGTAAAGGCATGAAAGCGGCAAAAATGACGGTCGCGGGCGTGACGTATTACCTCGTTTTCGACGGCGAGGCTATGTTCGCGCTCCGAGACATTTACGGCGGAACACAACTCGCGATCGAGGCGATAGAGCCGGATACCCGCGAGGGCTTCGCGGCGACGTGCGCTATCGCGGCGCTACTGGCAGAGCGCGGCGAGCTCCTCCGGCGGCGGCTGGGGTATGACTCCGGCGCTATCCCGGAAAAGGACGATTTTCTCCTCGCGGTGAGGCCGTTTGAAATCGTGGAGCTCAAGCGCGCGATTATGACGGCTATCGAGCTCGGCTATGGTCGAGAGGTCACGACCCCCGGCGACAACGAAATCGACGAGGGGCTCGCGGAACTTAATCAAAAAAAAACAAGATAAGGCGGGCGGACTACTACCGTATCGCCGTTCTTTGCGGAGTCTCCACCGGGGAGGCTCTTTTTATGGCTCCCGGAGAGGTTTTCGACCTTTGGGAGCTTTATTTGACTGCGCACGGAAAACGCGGGAATGACGGAGACGAATAGAAAAAGGCCGGGACTACGCCCGGCCTCTCGGTCAATTCCTCTTGCGGTAAAGGCAACGTATAACAATCCCGTAATTGATAACGCGCCCGTCGGCATCCGTACCGCCTCCGTGCAGACTTGCGCCGACCACGCGGACAAATTCGAGATAGTGCTCGCGGAAATAGGGAATATCATCCCGACTAATGTTTCCTATTTGCATTTCTTCGGCAAATACGCAATACGCGGGCTCGCCCTCGTATTCTCTTTCTTCGATAGTTATTTCATATCCGCCGACTTTATTAAAGGGCGGCTTTTCAAAATACATCTTTTGTAAAATGGCCTGCCGCGATTTTCCGTCAGGGTTTTTGAATGTTACGCCAACGACTTTATACTCGTGCTCATATTGTAAAGCCTTTTCCGCCTCGTAAGCGGCTTGACGCTCGGCCTCCTCTCGCTCCTTTTGCTCTTGCGCTTCGGCTCGAGCGCGAGCGATTGCATCAATCCTTGCCCGGCTTTCTTTTTGGAGTTCTTTCTTTTTCCAAACTCGATAAATCCAAACACAAATACCGACGGGGTAGAAAATGACGAGTAGAACGATTTGCCATGCGGATAGTTTTTTCATGGTACGAGCAACCTCCCTGTTTTTACTACAATACAAGAATAAGTGAGAAATACGCTAAAGTCAAGAATTATGCTGAACTTTAACACATTCCGAGAGGAGGGATAACGTGAGCGAAACGCGAAATATTACGACAAAAATTGAAGTCAAGGGAGAGAATGAGTACAAAAGTGCGATAAAAACGGTTAATTCCGAGCTGAAAACTCTGCAATCAGAAATGAAGCGGACGGAGAGCCAGTTTGCCGGACACTTAAATAGCTATGAGGCATTGAGTGCAAAGGGCGCTACGCTTGAAAAAATGTACGCCGCGCAAAAAGAAAAGCTCTCCTCCTTGCGCGAGGCGCTCGCCGCCGCCGAAAAAGCTCAAAAAGGCTACGCGGAAAATGTCGCAGAGGGAGAACGGCGGGTACAGGCGTGTAAAGAAGCGCTCGCGGCGCTCGGAAATGAAACGGGCGATACGAGCGAGCAGGAGAAAAAGCTCACAGAGGAGCTCTCAAAGGCAAACGCAGAACTAACAAAAGCAAAATTAAACCAAGAGGAAAATACCCGTAAGTGCAATTCGTATCAGTCGCAAATCAATAACACAGAGGCCGCGCTTAATGATTTGGACGGAGAATTACAAAAAAACGCCGCTTATATGGAGGACGCGGCGGCAAGTTCGGATGGGTGTACGAAAATGCTCACCGAATACGGCGAGGAGGTAGACCTCGCGGCGGAAAAAGAAAAAGCGGCAAACGAACAGCGAGAGAAAACAAAAAAGCTCCTTGCCGACGTTGGAAAAGCGGCGGCGGCGGCAACGGCGGCGGTGGTCGCGGCTACGGTAAAGCTCGGGAAAGAGGTTATCAGCGCATACGCCGATTATGAGCAGTTAGTCGGCGGCGTTGAGACACTCTTTAAGGATAGCTCGGGTAAGGTCATGGAGTACGCGACCGACGCATACAAGACCGCCGGGCTTTCCGCTAACGAGTACATGGAAACCGTGACGGGCTTTTCTGCGAGCCTTATTTCCTCCCTCGGCGGAGACACGGAGAAAGCCGCCGAGTATGCGAACATGGCAATTACGGATATGTCCGACAACGCCAACAAAATGGGCTCGGACATGGCCTCCATTCAGAACGCATACTCCGGCTTTGCAAAGCAGAACTACACAATGCTCGATAACCTCAAGCTCGGGTATGGCGGTACGAAAGAGGAAATGCAAAGGCTCCTCGAGGACGCGGAGAAGCTCTCCGGCGTAAAGTACGATATTTCGAGCTACTCGGACATTATCGACGCTATTCACGTTATCCAGACGGAAATGGACATTACGGGGACGACGGCAAAAGAGGCAGAGGCGACTATCTCCGGCTCTATCGGTATGCTGAAATCCTCGTTTCAAAATCTGATTACCGGCCTCGGCGACGCAGACGCAGACATAGACAAGCTATGCGATAACGTCGTAGACTCCTTTAATTCCGTCATAAAGAACATTTCGCCGGTAATTGAAAATATTGCACAGACCGTCCCAAATGCCTTTGAGGGCATCCTTGACGCACTTTCTCCGCTCTTGCCGGAGTTCCTAAAAATGGGGGCGGGACTTTTTGAGGCGCTATTAAACGGGCTCGTATCCATGCTACCGGGGCTCGTGAGTGCGGTCGCGGCTATTGTGCCGATGCTCGTTGAAAGCGTTGTCGAGGCTTTGCCGCTTATTGTCGAGGCGGCGGTACAGTTCGTTGCCGCGCTTGCGCAAGGTATCGCAGAGGCGCTCCCGACGCTCGTTCCGGCGGCGGTGGAGGCCGTAGCGACGATTGCAACAACGCTCATTGAGAACATACCGTTGCTATATGACGCGGCGACACAACTCATTGAGAGCCTCGTTACGACACTCCTTGATACCATTCCGCAGTTAATCGAGACGGGCGTACAATTATTGACGGCAATCGTTACAAACCTCCCGGAAATCATAACAAAGGTATGCGAGGTTTTGCCGAGAATTATCGAAAATATAATCTCTACACTCCTCGATAATTTACCGGCACTTGTAGACGCGGGCGTACAACTCTTAACCGCCTTAATTACCGACCTCCCGGAAATCATTTTAACGATAGTAAAGGCTATCCCGCAAATTATTACGGGTGTCGTCAATGCCTTAATAAACAGTATCCCGAAAATTGTCGAGACGGGTATCAAGCTATTGACCTCGCTCATTACAGACCTTCCGAAAATACGGGCGGAAATCCGCGACGCTATGCCGCAGATTATTACCGGCATCGTGAACGCGCTCGGCGAGGGCGTGTCACAGGTCGCGGAAGTCGGCGCAA